CCAGAATCCACAAAACCAACTATGAAGCGCCATGATTTTGATAGGTACGACAGCCCTCACTGGTTCATCACTCATTTACCCAATTACATCAAGCTAGAGGGCATAGTTGGCGAACCATGCAAAGGCAGTGGGAATATATCTAAATTGCTTGGATTTATTAAGCACGTAAATCATGTATGGACTAACGATATAGATCCTAGTGTTGTTTCTGATTATCATCTTGATGCGGCTGATCCAAAATCATGGGAACAACTACCATATACGGATTGGATTGTCACTAATCCGCCATTCAATGCAGCATTACCAATTCTCAAAAACAGCCTAAATCATGCGCGGTTGGGCGTGGTTTTCTTCCTGAGATTATCCTTTGTCGAACCAACAGAAGAACGCGGACAATGGCTATTTGAGAACCCCCGTAACTTGGATTTAATTTACCCAAGATTTAAGTTTAGAAAGGATAAGAACAACGAACGGTGGCAGACGGATTCAGTGCCAATAATTGCTATGATTTGGCATAAAGATACGAGCGAAACAAGAGGATCTATCACTATCCCTCAATCGCATATCTTGGGGTTTCATAATAACCCTGAGAACGCGCCAAGTTTTGATAGGCAAGTGGAGATTTTGCAACAAGTTCAAGCAAATAATTAGGAGAAAAATAATCATGGATACATTACTAATTTCATTGCACCCGCGTCACAGTCAAAATATTGTATTAGGCAAGAAAACAATTGAGTTGAGGAAAACAAAACCAAGAATGAGAAAATCAGAAAGTCGTTTAGTCCAGAAGAAATCATTAGCATTTCGGAATATTCTCATTTACGAAACTACTCCTACTTCGGAAATTAAATTATATTGTCAGGCATGGGATTGTGGCGCATTATTAGCATCCGAATGGACTAAACACTCAACTGATTTATGCCTTTCTGCTGAAGAAATTGAGAATTATTTAGGATCTCGCATGGGTTACGGAATTAGAATTAGAAACCCTCGACAAATTACGCCTATCCCACTATCAAAAATGCGTGAGTTGGGTATAGCTCCACCACAAGGTTTCTGTTATTTAAATAATGAAATGATTGAAAGATTAGGGATTAAATTTAATGATTGATGACTTAATCCCCTGGAATCCCGCCCATTTCGGACATACAGACTTTCAAAAAGAAGCCGATGGTAACAGGGGCTTTTTATTGGCAAATATAAAAATAAAATGCCAATTATCAGTAATCTTCTATCACTCAACCCCGACTCACCCATAGAACTGTTTGAAGTCAGCGGTTATAACCTAGCTACACCATCAGAAACTCTTTACATCTGCAACTATACCGGGGTGTCCTTTGAGGGTCAAGAATATGCCGCTATTGGTTTTGAGTCTGAAGGCTTTGATTTAGTTGGACAAGGTCCAATTCCCACGCCGCAACTCATAGTTTCAAATATTGGGCGTGTCGTCTCTACTTGGCTGGCTGAGTGCAAAACTAACCCGAACTACCGACTAGAAGGAACAACAGTAAAACGGCGAATTACCCAACGGCAATTCTTAGATGGTGGTGAGAATGAAAATGCGGCGATCAAAGAACTTCCCCAGCAAATATTTGTAATTGAACAGATGGTCAGCGAAACCTATATTGCTGTTCAGTTCCGACTCGGATCGTCATTCGATGTCGAGGGTGTGACTTTGCCAGCCCGTCCGTTACTGCGGTCATGCTCATGGCGATATCGTTCCGCTGAGTGTGGATACTTGGGCGGTGGCTACACCCTCAACAATGCTCCTACCTCCAACGCTGCGTTAGACCAGTGTGCCAAAACATTGACAGCCTGTAAGGTGCGGTTTGGGGCTGCGGTGGATCTGCCGTTTGGTGGTGCACCGGGGTTAAATACTTATAGCTAATACTTATGTTGATATTGACGGTTTCCAGCCTGTGTGTTTTTGCGGACACAGAACAAGATCAAACATAATTATTCAAAATTTCTAATTCACTTAACCGGAAGGTGGCCACAAGATTATCAGTTTCACTAAACGGCGATATTGACTCCCTACGACGGGGGAAATATTGCCGCATTTTGTCTATGGCACTATTGAATTTAGAATATTCTGCGAGGGTTCTATCTCCTATTGTTTTAACAGAAACCACCCACTCATACCGCTGTTCTTGCTGACTATTCAGCATTAGCGACGACGACGAAACATTTTTAAATCTACCAATACTTACTTCCAGTCCACCTGTAACCGCGCCTTTTGGGGCTGATGGTGGTTCTACCCAAACAGCAGGTTGTCCGTTACCAAAAGTACCAAGTTCCTGCGCTAGTAAATCAACAATTGCGGCTCTAAGCTCTGGTACAGTGTGGATGTTTTTAATCATGATAATTTCATGGATTGCGACGCTTTCAATGTTCCACTACTAACAGGAACTTCATCTAAAAACCGTTGATTCAAATAATGTGCGGTTTGGATAAATGCCATATCTAAAGTAGTTTGGTAGTTACTTTTAAAAACTGCGGGTAAATTACTACCAGCTAACGCCCGATCAGTCCATCGGTTTCCTTGTCTCTCATGCAAGTCATAGGCGTAGGGTGCTGACCATTGCCAATCGGCAATGGTTACGGTTAATCGTGGTGGTGTCCAGCTTCTCCAGATTGGCATTTTATTTTTATTTTTCCCATATCCCTCGACAATAAGCATATAACCCTCTATTTTGAGGGTTTTTAGTCATCAAAAAAATATTTTAAAAATTTTTCCAAAACCCCTTGACAAATATTTGTTATCCTGTTACTATATAAGAGTGAGAGAAAAAACAACAGGAGAAAGAACAATGCTTGAATTAACAAATCAGAATCAGAGAATTATAGCTGGTTGCCTTGGAAATGGGGTCACTTTTGGGGATGTGCTTAATGATCAAACTGTGGCTCATGTTTCCTTTGAGGGGCAAATAACATGGCATTCTGATTACAAAAAAAAGATCGCAGAAGCTACTAAAAAACACATTCAAGAAACATCACTAGAATATCAAAAACAAGCCATGATCCCTCTTGATGCCATTATCAGCCCTAGAGATCACAAGTTTATGGCCACTTACCTATATAAAAATTCTCAAGGTCAATACAAACATTTAGCAGATATCTACTACCCCAAAGGCAAGGACAAAGGGGGAGTTTATCTCAAAGTGTGGGAAGGCATTGTGCCACCTGAAATACTGGAAGAAATGAACCAGCTTTATAAATCCAATGGAGGATAAAACCCAGCCCCCAAAAGGGGCATTTTATATCACGATAAAACCCTCAACTTTGAGGGTTTTTTATTGTTTAAAATTCGTGGCAGTCTGAGAAATTTTACTAACTTAATTCACGGTAAACTGTCACTTTTTAACTTTAAAAAAATTTTCCAAAACCCCTTGACAAATATTTGTTATCCTGTTACTATATAAGAGTGAGAGTTCAATAAAAGGTAAAAACAATGATTGATGTCTACTACAGTTGTCTTCTGGATGAAGAAAACTGCCCAGAAATCACTACAGCATCAAGAAAAAGGGCTTTAGAATTAGCTCAACAAAAAACTAGTAACCCTGTATCAGTAGCAGAATTTGAAAAGGGGGAATATCTGTTATTTTATGAGAAAATTTCAGTTGATGAGACATTGCCTGAGAACAGGGGATATACTATAGAAGCCATTATCAATGACTTAACTCCTCAATGTAGTGATGCAGAATATTCCTCTCATAGAAAAGTTAAAGTTACCTCCCAAGAGTGCTAAGACTGAAATATTTGTCCTATTCTTAGTAACCCAGTGCATAAAACACTGGGTTTTTTCATGTTGCCTAAGTCATCAAAAAATATTTTAAAAATTTTTCCAAAACCCCTTGACAAATATTTGTTATCCTGTTACTATATAAGAGTGAGAGAAAAAACAACAGGAGACAAAATAATGTTTGTTACATTTGAAACCATAGAATCTAAACAAATCACAATTGACATCACTGGAGTAAGTGGCTGGGATAATGAGCAATTAACAAGATATGCCTGTGAACAATTGAATACAGACTACACAGATTATCAAGATAGAAGAAGTAGAAAACTGAAAAAAGGGGCAGTAGTAACTCCAATAAATTGGAGGCCTCTAAAAGTCTCTTGCAGACAAAAAATGCTTACCATAAAAAGACCACCTAGGAAATATTCAGTAGTTTTCTAAACATAAAACCTAAGCATAATACCCTGGATTAGTGATAGTCCAGGGTATTTTTTTAGTCAAAAAAATATTTTAAAAAATTTTTCCAAAACCCCTTGACAATATTTTGTTATCCTGTTACTATATAAGAGTGAGAGAAAAAAACAACAGGAGACAAAAAATGAAATTATCTACATTAGCATTAGACAACATCAAGACTACAGCAAATATACTGGGGATGATCAAAAATGGTGTTTTACAGTTCCCTAGTGGAACTGTAATCAAATTAGCTTTTATGCTATCTGCCAGTATGCTATCTAGCAGATGCAAAATAGAAGAAGACCTATTGCCAGAAATATATAGGTGTGTAGAGACTTATAGTTATAAGGTGGTATCCCCACCTGAATCTACTGTCAAAGATGATGAGATCATCATTTCTATATCTATAGAAATACCCTAATTAGTAACCCAGTGTCCTTATGCACTGGGTTATTTCATGTTGCCTAAGTCATCAAAAAATATTTTAAAAAATTTTTCCAAAACCCCTTGACAAATATTTGTTAGTAGGTTACTATATAAGAGTGAGAGAAAAAAACAACAGGAGAAAGAACAATGCTTGAATTAACAAATCAGAATCAGAGAATTAAAGAACTTGAAGATAAAGTTGCAAGTTTGCAGTCACAGTTAGCTAAATCCTCAGCAAAAAGTGATCTAGACATAATACTGATGGATATCGTCTATAAACGTGGAGTTGGTGCAGATGAAATATTTGAGTCACAAGAAGTAATGAAGGATGAACCTGAAGGAACAGGGAGAGATGATTGGGCTTATTTTGAGTCAGCATTAAAGCGTCGTTATCGTAGATTAGCAAAACACTATCATCCTGATAATCATGGCACTAAAGAACAGATGAATAATCTTACCAATGCCTATGAAATTGCTAGAACTTTTGTTAACAGCAATGGAGGATTAGGAAAATAATAAAAAACAGACAATCAAGGCAACTATTTCAGGGTTGCCACTGACCTATAACCCTCTATTTTGAGGGTTTTTAGTCATCAAAAAATATTTTAAAAAATTTTTCCAAAACCCCTTGACAAATATTTGTTATCCTGTTACTATATAAGAGTGAGAGTTCAGAAATAAAGGTAAAACCATGAAATCAGTGATTGGCAAAATGAGGGCTATATCAATCCATGCTCCTCATGCTTATGCAATTTGCCTTGCTCAAAAGCCCTATGAGTATAGAAACTCTCCCACAAAAATTAGAGGCTGGGTTTTGATTCATAGCAGTTCATCTAAAGCCAGTGATTCATTCTTTAGGGAGTATGAACTAGAAGACATCAAGCACCTGGTTTCTAGGCAAGCCTTAATTGGGGCTGGTTTTATATCAGACTGCCAGAGGATGGAAGAAGGGGGCTTTGCCTATTTATTCAGTGAGGTATTGTTATTTGACAACCCTGTTGAAGGGGTGAAGGGTTGCCAAAGCATATTTTGGGGGGACTGTAATGACCCTGCTAAAATAAAAGCTTTTGAGCAAGCTAGAGAAGAATTAAAGGCTTTTGATATTAGCCTTTAATGTCCTGTAAAATAGAGGGTAATTGATGTTAATTACCCTCTATTTTTTTATGAATTGGATATACAGTATGCGTCCCAATGTGGCGTTAATGGTGTTAGATAGCCAAATTAATGTACTATTTTCTCCAATAAAAATAACCACCGGAAAAGTTGCAATCCACACGACATTTTATGAAGACAAGAAGGAACAAATAAAATGTGATCAAATGATTAGAGACATGGGATACGAACCCGACAATATTCCTGAAGGCAGTTTAATGGGATGGGCAAAAGTTAAAGAGTGTATTGTTTACGATGACAATAGCTTTATGGCAGATTACAATAAGCACCGCTCTATAACGCCAAATTTACAGCAATTTAGGCAAGATAATCAATGGTATGGCGATGTTTTTGGAGTGTATTTA